CCATTCGGAGGAGCAGGTCGCTCAAATCGCCGGATCCATCGCGGAATTCGGCTTCGTCAATCCGATCCTGGTCGGAGAGGACGAGGTCATCATTGCCGGCCACGGCCGTTTGCTCGCCGCGCAAAAGCTAGGCATGGCGGATGTACCGGTCATCCGGCTTGATCATCTTTCCGAGACACAGCGCCGGGCCTTGGTTATCGCCGACAACAAAATCGCGGAAAATGCTGCCTGGGATGGGGACATGCTGCGCCTCGAACTCGAGGAACTTCGGGCAGAGGACTTCGACCTCGACATCACCGGTTTCGATCTCGACGAGATTGATCGGCTACTACAGGGATCAGATTCCGAAACAGCTGGCCTCACTGATGATGACGAAGTACCTGAGGCGCCAGAGGATGCGATCACCAAGCCAGGCGATCTCTGGGTCCTCGGCGAACACCGTCTGCTGTGCGGCGACGCCACCGTATTGGCCGACGTCGAGAAAGTTCTGGACGGTGGTCTTGCGGATCTCTGCTTCACGGACCCGCCCTACAATGTGGACTACGGCAACAAGGCAAAGGACAAAATGTCTGGCACGGATCGTCGGATCCTGAACGACAATCTTGGAGATGGCTTCGAGACGTTTCTGTACGACACCTGCGTCAATATTCTGACCGTGACCAAGGGCGGCGTGTACATGTGTATGTCGTCATCCGAGCTGCATACCCTGCAGGCGGCCTTCAAGGCCGCCGGTGGCCATTGGTCGACCTTCGTGATCTGGGCCAAGAACACCTTTACGCTCGGCCGCGCAGACTACCAGCGGCAGTATGAACCCATTCTCTATGGCTGGAGGGAAGGCACGGACCACTTCTGGTGCGGGGCGCGGGATCAGGGCGACGTCTGGTTCGTCGACAAACCGCGCAAGAACGATCTGCACCCGACAATGAAACCAGTTGCCCTGGTCGAGCGGGCCATCCGCAACTCATCCAAAAGCCGGGATATCGTGCTCGACCCCTTCGGTGGTTCAGGCACCACGCTGATCGCCTGCGAGAAAACCGGCCGAAGTGCGCGGTTGATCGAGTTGGATCCAAAATACCTCGATGTAGTCGTCAGTCGGTGGCAGGAGTTCACTGGCAACGAAGTGACGCTCGAAGGCGATGGCCGGACATTTGCGGAGATCACCACCGATCAGCATGCCATCACGGCCCAACCGAAGGAGAATTGCTGAAATCCAATTGAGGGCCTTCCGGCCACCATATTGCTTCGCTACCATCTGTGAACGATTCGAGTACAGCAATGGGATCCGCCATGACGGCAACGGAGAATATTCTGCAATTGACCGCCGCACAGGTAGATTGCCTGGAGGCCTTGAAGCAAGGTCTAAACGGCAAGATGAGGATCGCGCTTCATGCAAAACGCGATCTGAAGACTGTTGCCGCTGCATTGGAACGCCTGACCCGTGCCAAGTTGATCCAACGGCACGGCAGGAATTCATGGCGAACGACCAAGCTTGGTAAATCGTGTGTGCCTGATGTCATTCCCGACTCAAAAGGTCGCGGGAGAGGCCGTGGGAGCATTGTTGCAGGATCCGCTGGCGATCGCCTGCTTGCCACGCTGGATCAACCCGAGCATGGCCAGGACTTGGCGCATCGGCTTGGCATCACGCAGCAACGTTTGCTTCAGCTTGTAGTTCGATTCCATGCGGAAGGGCGGCTGAAGATCGGCGATACAGAAAGACCAACGTACATAATCGCACGGAGCGATGACGCCTCGATTTTACTGACTCGAGACGAGGAACGACTACTTTCGGCAGTGCCCGAAAAGGCCGCCACGATGGCAACAAGATTGAAGGCTGCCATTTCCATGCCATCCGAGCGGTTGCAAGCGACAATATCGAAGCTCCAAGAACTGGGATTGCTGGCACAGAGCGAGTCAAACAAAGGCGTCGTGCTGTATGAGTTGACTGCCGAAGGAAAGGTGCATTTCCAGCGCAAGCCCCCTTTGCACTTCGCCGAACCAGCACCGCTGCCAGTCAAATCGGACCGCGTCCGCAAGGTACTCAGTTTCATCGAAGAACACGGCGAGGTTCGAATTCGTGATATTGGCAATGGGCTCGGTATTACCCGGCGGACCATGAACGCTCTGATGCAGTACCTAAAACGCAAGGGCCTAGTTAGAAAGACCGGCAAGGGATTGCATGATCCGTATGTGCTGACCGACGAGGGTAACGCTACGTTTTCGGAAATGATGCGCCGAAGTTCGAATTGACCCTAATTCCGGTCGGCCCAGGCCTATCGATACGGGCCAACATCCTTTAGGTGGAGACCCGATAGACGCGCTTGGCCGTCTCGGATTTGCTTGAGATATCAGCGTGGCGGTGGACTTCAATTAAAGGCGCCAGGGTTGGCTCCGTTTATCAACACTAATTCATCCTAATCACAGTGTTTTTCAAGGGCGCTCCGAACATGGGAACGTTACGCGGCTATGCTCGTCAGTCAGGCAGAATACGCCCGCCAACGTGGTGTCTCCCGGCAGTATGTGGGCCAGATGGTGGCCAAGGGCATCATCCGGATCTCAAACCGCAAGGTGGATACGGACCAGGCCGATGCAGCGCTCGCCGCGCTCAGGGAGCCGGCCCGTCCCGAGCGGCGGGTCAAACCCGACGCGCCAGTTCAGGCACCCATGGCATTGCCATCGCCGGCGCCGCAGACATCCGCTGGCGATCTGCCAACCCTGTTGTTGAAGAGCCGTATCAAGAGCGAGGTCGAGCGGGCCAAGCTTCTCGAGATCAAGGCCAGGGTCGAGGCCGGCAAGTACATCGCCATCGACGATGTGAAGGCTGCGGCCTTCAACAGGGCAAGGGTTGTGCGGGATGCGTTGCTGAATATCCCCGAGCGCCTGGCCGCCATGCTGGCTTCGGAAGGCGACGAGCTGAGGGTACATCAGATCCTGGTGACGGAGATCCGTACGGCTTTGGAGGAGCTGACGGATGGTCCTGAGCGCGATTGAGATCCACGGCCAGGCTTTTGATCAGGGACTCCGTCCGGACCCGCTGTTGTCGGTCTCGGAATGGGCCGACCAGCACCGGCGCCTGTCGGGCAAGGCGGCATCGGAACCGGGCCCGTGGCGCACCAGCCGAACGCCCTATCTGCGCGAGATCATGGATTGCCTCTCGCCGGCCTCCTCGGTCGAACGGGTGGTGGTCATGAAGGGGGCGCAGATTGGCATTTCCGAGTGCGGCAACAACTGGATCGGCTATGTCATCCATCACGCCCCCGGCCCCATGCTGGCGGTGCTGCCCACTGTGGAGATGGCCAAGCGCAATTCAAAGCAACGGATTGATCCACTGATCGAGGAGAGCGAGGTCCTCAGGGAACGGGTCCAGCCGGCACGCAGCCGGGATGCGGGCAATACGGTCCTGGCCAAGGAATTCCCCGGCGGGGTGCTGGTGATGACCGGGGCGAATTCGGCCGTCGGCCTGCGCTCCATGCCGGTGCGGTATCTGTTTCTCGACGAGGTGGACGGTTATCCCGGCGATCTCGACGGTGAAGGCGATCCGGTGGCGCTGGCCGAGGCCAGAACCCGGACCTTTGCCCGGCGCAAAATCTTCATCGTCTCGACGCCCACTATCAAGGGCGCGTCGCGGATCGAGCGGGAATACGAGGGTACGGATCAACGACGCTATTTCCTGCCCTGCCCCCAGTGCGGTCACATGCAGTGGCTCGAATTCGAACGTCTGAGATGGGAGAAGGGCCAGCCGGAAACCGCCCATTTCCTCTGCGAAGGCTGCGAGGGCCAGATCGACGAGCATCACAAGACCCGGATGCTGGGGCAGGGTGAATGGCGGGCAACCGCCAAACCAGAGGACGGCAACGGCAAGACGGCTGGCTTTCACGTCTCCAGCCTGTACAGCCCCGTCGGCTGGCGCAGCTGGGCCCGGATTGCCGCCGCCTGGGAGTCTGCCCAGGGCAACGATGCGGCCCTGAAGTCGGTCCGCAACACCGATCTCGGCGAAACCTGGCAGGAGCGCGGCGAGGCCCCAGACTGGCAGCGTCTATACGATCGCCGCGAAGAATACGACCTTGGCACGGTGCCGCACGGCGGCCTGTTTCTGACCGCCGGCGCGGATGTGCAGCGCGACCGTATTGAGATCGATATCTGGGCCTGGGGCCGGGGTCTGGAGAGTTGGTTGATCGACCACATTGTGATCTACGGCGGCCCGGCGGATACCAAATCCTGGAAGACTTTGACAGCCCTGCTGTCGCAGACCTGGCCAAACAATACAGGTGGCCAGCACGGCCTAGCGCGGTTGGCCATCGACACCGGTTATGAGGCCCCTGCCGTCTATGCCTGGGCACGCAGCGCCGGTCACGGTCAGGTAGCACCCATCAAGGGCGTGGGCGGCTTCGAGCGTTCGGCGCCGGTCGCCGGACCCACCTATGTGGATGCAACCGAGCGCGGCCGGCGGCTCAGGCGCGGGGCGCGGCTGTGGACGGTATCCGTGGCGGTATTAAAGAGCGAGACCTACCGGTTTCTGCGCCTCGATCGGCCGACGGACGAAGATCTCGACGCCGGCACGGCGTTTCCGGATGGCTATGTGCATTTGCCGAGAGGCATCGACAGCGAATGGCTGAAGCAGTTCTGCGCCGAACAGCTGGTCACTGTGCGCAACCGCCAGGGCTTCAGCAAGCTCGAATGGCAGAAGCTGCGGGAACGCAACGAGGCCCTTGATTGCCGGGTTTATGCCCGGGCCGCGGCCTGGATCGCCGGCATCGACCGCTGGAGCGAGCGGACCTGGGCAAATCTGGAAGGTCAAGCGGGAATGGCGGAAGTACACGCCCCAGGGCGCCCATCCAACGATGGGCCACAAGCAGGCAGACCAACGCCAAGGCGCGAGACAGGCTGGCTTGCCGGCCGACAACGTAACTGGTTGAGGTAAAACATGGTCTGGAGTCAAACGGAACTCGATGCGCTCCGCTCGGCCTTTGCCGCCGGCACCCTGCGGGTGACCTACGATGGGCGAACAGTGGAATATGGCGATGCCAACGATCTCCTGAAACGAATTCGCATCATCGAGCGCGAGATGGCGGCCGAGGCCGGCGGCGCCAAGCCTTCACGCAGCCTGGCCAGCTTTACCAAGGGCTGAGCTCATGAACTGGCTCGATCGCACGGTGGGTCTGTTCTCACCGCGCCGCGGACTCGCGCGCGCCCGTTATCGCCAGGCCCTGGCCATGGCTGCGCGCAGCTACGAAGGCGCCGGCGTGGGCCGGCGGACCGAAGGCTGGCGAACGCCAGGCACCGGCGCCAATTCGGAGATCGCGGTGGCGCTGCCCCGTCTGCGGGATCGTTCCCGGGATCTGGTGCGCAACAACCCACATGCCGCCAAGGCTGTTCAGGCCCTGGTGAGCAACCTGGTCGGCACCGGCATCGTGGCACGGGCCCGGTCTGGCCATCCCAAGCGCAACGAGGCTGCCGACGCCCTTTGGTCCCGTTTCGTACGGCAATGTGATGCAGACGGGCGCACGGACTTCAATGGCCTGCAGGCTCTTGTCGCCCGAACAATGGTGGAGAGCGGCGAATGCCTGGTCCGGCTGCGGCCAAGGCGCCGTGATGATGGTCTGGTGGTACCCCTGCAATTGCAGGTGCTCGAGGCGGACCATCTGGACAGCACGCGGAGCGCCGATTTACCGGGTGGTGGCTTTATTCAGCAGGGCATCGAATTCGATGGCTTGGGCCGGCGCGTGGCATACTGGCTGTATCCGGTGCATCCGGGCGAGGTTGCCAGTTTTCGACGCCGATCACTGCAAAGCCGGCGCATTCCGGCGCGTTTTGTGGCGCATGTATTCGAACGACTGCGCCCTGGCCAGGAGCGGGGCGTCCCCTGGTGCGCGCCGGCGATCCTGAAACTGCGGGATCTCGACGAATACGACGATGCCGAATTGATCAGAAAGAAGATCGAGGCCTGCTTTGCCGCCTTCGTCACCGAGGGCGAGGAAGGCGAGACCCTAGGCCAGGCCAGGATCGACGGTGACGGCCGCCGCATCGAGAGTTTCGAGCCGGGCATGATCGAATACCTGCCGGCGGGGCGTGACGTGAAGTTCGCCTCGCCCTCGGCCTCGGGCGGTTATCCAGAGTACATGCGCTTGCAATTGCATGCTGTCGCGGCCGGCTTCGGGCTGACTTACGAATTGCTCACCGGTGATCTGAGCCAGGTCAACTATTCCTCGATCCGGGCCGGCCTGATCGAGTTCCGCCGGCGTATGGAGGCCCTGCAATGGCAGGTGCTGATCCCGGGCCTGTGCGATCCGGTCTGGCGGCGATTTATCGAGCTGGCCCAGGCCACCGGGCAGCTACCACCAGGTGACTTCGGCGTCGAATGGACGGCGCCCCGCTTCGAGGCTGTCGATCCGCTGAAGGATGCCAAGGCCGATGTGCTGGCGGTGCGGGCGGGCGGCATGACCCTGAAGGAGATGATCGCCCGCAACGGCTACGACCCGAACGATGTACTGGCCGAGATCGCCGAGACCAACCAGCTGCTCGATCGCCTCGGCCTGGTGCTCGACAGCGATCCCCGCCGCTCCAGCCAGAACGGACGGCCCATGCCCAATCAGGAGAACAAGGATGACGAAGATGACGGTTGATGTCCTGGAAAAACCAGATCCCATAGGAGATCTCAGCTCGAGCCCTGGTTCCGATATTGATGAACGCCAGGTGGAATTACCCATGCAGACGCGTCAGGTCCGCATGCTGCCCGAGACCGCCGATGCCGAGGCCCGCCGGATCGAGGTGGTCTGGTCCACGGGCGCCAAG